CGCAAATGAAAATGAAGAAGTTAAAATGACTATGGATTTGAATACTAGAGCAGTTACAGACATTAATCAAGAAATTGGCACAGATAAATATGAAGCCCGACAAGGCGTTGAAGTTAATACTAATTTATTCAATTTTGCGTCATCAAGTGATGCGGAATTACTTGAACCATTTTTCTTTTCAAGTGGTTCATTTAGTATTTTTGGTCAACAATATCTAAAAATAACATCATTAAGTTTGACTATTAATAATAACCTAATGGATAAAAGATTTGTTGGTATTGGGTCAAAGGATATTAAATCAGCACTACCCGCACAAAGAAGTTATGAATTAACCTTTACTGCACTTGTTACTGATGATGCATTATTTCAAGAATTATTTACAGAAGGAGAGGTTGCATCTGGTACAAGCACTATTGATATACAATTTGATAAAGCCAATGGAGAACAAATTGCAATTTCATTTAAGGATTATCATTTAACTGCAAGTAATTGGACAATCCCAGATGATAAAGGGGCAATTACTGTTGATGCTACGGTTATGCCAAGAAATTTAAACAGTTGTACTGTTAAAACCCATTGGGTTCTTCAAGGGTGATTACATGAACAAATGGGAAAAAAGAGAATGGAATGCTAAGAGATTAGCAAAAAAGCCTAAAAAGATAAAATCAAATTCCACTACAAAAAGTAAGTTAGTAGAAGGTGGGGAAAAAGATGTTAAACGGACAAAGAAAGACAGTAAGTGATAAAAGCGGTTTATTTATTAAAACAGATAATGAACCAAAGTATGTGCGGGTTTCGCCCGAATCGGATGAATACTTGAAAGTTTGGGTTAAAGAACCCACATGGCTTCAAGTTGAACAGGCTATGGCGGCAGTAATGAAAGTAAATCCAAAAACTCAAGATATGGATATAGACCTTAATGCTATGTATAGATTTATGATTGATAATTTTATTGAAAAAACTGAACCAAGTCTATCAGCAGTTGAATTATTAAAACTTAATCAATATGTTGGAAGCCAATTAAAAGAAATTTTACCAAATCCACTTGCGGATTTAACGCAGGGGGATGAAGTAAAAAAAGAGCAATAAGGAAGGCAATAAGGGGGGGTTCTACATCTCCCGACCTTTCTTCATTGTTTGTAGTATATACTTTGGCGAAAGCCTTAGCGATTAGTCCATTAGAAATATATAAAATGCCAGCAACTTTAGTTATGGAATTATTAATAATACACCTAGAAGTTGAACAATATAAAGCCGAAGAAATGAATAAAGAAATGAAGAAGGTGAGATAATGGTAACTGATACTGAACGAAGCATGAGTAACATTGTTAGTCTTTTACATGAGGCTAATGAACCTGCTGGAAATTTAGTAACTTCATTTAGTACATTAACTAGTAATAGTAAAGAAATGGAAATTGTTATGCGCCTTTTGTCGGGTACAGGTGCATGGAAATTACTTAACAAAGTTAAAGCAGTTGGAATGAGCATTAAACAATGGAATGCAAGTGCCGCAGAATATAGAAAAAAACAAAGTGATATGTATAAGGCTTTAACAGACCAATTAAAAACTGAAAAGGAGTTGGCTAAATTAAAGTTTGATGCCGAAGGAATACATATAGGCATGGCTAGAGGCCGGTGGAAAATAGAAGCAGAAGGTCTACAAGCAGTAAAAGATTCGGGTATAACTCTAACTAAGTTAGACCAAAAGAGATTAGATAGATATAATGAACTGTCTAAAGTAGTTAATGATGATTTATTTCAAGGCATGAAAGCCATGTATGGTGAAGAATATGCGAGTTTAAGATTATTAGAAGATTCTAATAAAGCATTAGACTATCAAAAAAAGAAACAAAGTGAAATTAATGCCTTAATGGGTGAAAAAGATATTCTTAGTGCATTATCAATGCAACCCGATGCGCTCGGTAAAAAAGGACATAAGGTTATAGGTAAAGATACCATGCGAGCAGCAAAAGAAGCACAAGCAAGAGGCTTAGGTAAAATTAAAACAGATAAATTAGGGGTAAAAACATTTAAAGAATTTGGTAAATTAAGAAAAACATTTAATAAACCTATTAAAAAAATGGACCGGAATATTAGTTCACTAAATAAATTCATGAGTGGTATTAGTAAAATGGTATGGTCTTATTTAAAATCTGGACTAGTAGTATTAGGAATGGCAATAAAATATATAGTATTATTAGTGTTAGGGTTTATGTTGGCTAAAGCAATATATAAAAAAATTGAACCTGTTTGGAAAAGTTTTAATAAAGATTTTGGCACGATGAAAGATAAATGGAATGCTTTTATGGAATATTGGGAATCCCCTATTAAACCAATGATGATGACAGTATGGGAAAATTTGAAAACATTTTGGAATTTATTAAAAGACCCTAAAGCAGGATTTATGGACACTCTTAAGGCTTTATTGATATTATTGAAAAATTTATTTATAACTAATATATTAATAACACTTTCGTTACTTAAAGCAATTATATTACCATTATTAGGGCAATTATTAGCAACTCTTGGAAAACTTGTAGTCAATTTTGGAATATGGGCCGGACTAAAAATAGTAGGAGGATGGATAAAGTTTACATCGTATGTAAAAACAAATTTTCCAATCTGGATAGAAAATGCAAAAATAGCAGGGGCAAATTTAATAGAAAATATAAAACAAGCGGCATTAGCAAAATGGAAAGAACTAAAAGAAAAATTCCATATTCTTGAAAAAATAAGTAATGTAGTTTCGGCAATGGTAACATATGTTAAAATAGTTCTTAGTTTAATACAGGCATTATATTATGGTATTAAAGCAGTATTTTCAATGGGAGATACAAAAGATATAGCAAAAGCAAAAGCACATGAAAAAATACAGGCTGCTAATACACTTACTAGGGAATTAGTAGGGTTACAACATGGTGGTATTGTAAATAAAGCAGGGGCATTTATTGTAGGTGAAAAAGGCCCGGAATTATTACATTTACCAAAAGGTTCAGCAGTAACCCCAAATATGGGTGGTAATACTATTAATGTTCATGTAAATGGTAGAGTTGGTGCATCAGACCAAGAATTAAGAGATATAGCGAGCAGGGTGGGTTCAATGATTAATAGAGAAATAAATAGAACAACAACAGCAGGAGTTAGATTATAATGGTGAGTTCAAGTGCTGGAGTTGGTGGTGCGTGGGTTTTTATTAAACTTGCTTCTAATGCAGACGCAAATAGTGATTATAATAGAATATGGCTACAAGCAGAAACTGTTGGTATTACAACAGGTAAAACTGTTGCGGCTTTTCCTGTTCCTTTTTCTGGATTAGTTACAGGAGAATCATTATCATTAGCATTAGATTTAGGAATGGCTAGTAAAAGTATTAATATTAGTGGAGTCTTAGTTGAACAGGAAATTAAAAAGAAATTTAAAGATAATGTTACTACTGCTGATGCTGGAGTTAAAGGTGGAGTTACTAGAAAAATGTCAGCACAAGAAATTGCACAATTATTACATTCTTATGTTGATTCTTCTTTCTTACAAGACCAACAAAATATGAATGAATTAATAATTATTTATCCATCATATATTAATAAACATTGGGAATATCATACAGGATTAGATGCTAATTCTGAATTAGATGATGCTAAACTGATGCCATTTAATTATGCAGTTAGAGATGCAGGTACAGTACAAGGATTAGATGCTAGAGGCTCAATTGGTGGAGATAATTTTCCTACTCCTATTGATAGTGATACCGGAGAAATTAAGGGCGTTAAAGGTTTTATTAGAAGTTTTAATACTACATTTGAAGGCTCACCATTTGTTACATTTACTTTGGATTTTGAAGTGGCAGTTACTATTGGGTTTTAAAGATGAAGTCATTATATGTTGGTCAAAAACAGGCGTTAGTTTTCCCTGTTCTTTGTGATGGGTATTTGCGAATTGATTATAGTGACCAAGTTGCTAATTATCCTGTTGGTATATTTGGGTATAGTGATTCATTTACAATACAGACTATTATTACTCCTTATGATTTAAACGGTAATGGATATAAATTAGCCTCCACTAATAACCCAGCAGGAGTTTCTGGTATTGTAGATTCAGTTAAAACCTTTCCAAATGTTCAAGATTATAATACAACTGAAGCCCATTACCAAGATTATGTGTATAATCCTGACTCAACAAGAAAAACTGGGTCAATGACAATTTTTAGTGCTGGTGGCACTTCACTATCATTAGTTAATGATACTACTACTTCTCAAAATCAACCTGCGGAATATAAAATTAAATTTATTGTAGATGCTAATGGTGCTGATACTTTAACCAGTGATACTATTATTATTTCTAGAGTAGGTTCAACAGGTCATAATGCATCTGCAAATGTTTATGATGGTGTAAATAATGAAGTTAAATATGTTGTAACTGTTACTCCTAATTCACATACTTCAGGAACAAATACATTTACAACTGCTGGGACTGAAAATAATGAATTTTTCATTGGTCAAGAATTATTTACTAGAAGTGGACAAACTTTTACTTCAATAGGCACAATTACTAATGTTACTAGTTCGGCAGTTACTATGAGTGGTACAGTTTCCCCGTCAATTAGTGGTGTAGCCCTTTATACTCATAATTATAGAGAAGCACCCTATTTATTAAATTCTTGTCATATTACTGCTACTTTTGATGCTCAATTAGGCACTATGAAAATATTTTATAATGGGAAAGAACTTGCTACAAAAACACATTCAAATGCCGCAACAAATATGAATTTTTCTTTTTCTGAAGAGGATATGTATATTGGACAAATACCAAGCACAGGACACACTACTCAATTTTTTGGAGAAATACATGAATTTGCAGTAGTAAAAGGAGTTAAAAAACAATATGATTCTATTTATACTTTGGCTCCTAAATATGATGATATTTTAGTTTATTATAGATTTGAAGAGGTGGATTTATGACACAATATGTTTTAAGTGTGGGTAATAATTTTGCAACATCACCTGCTGCTGGAAGTCAAAATATTCAATGGGATTGTCCTACAAATCCTATATTAAAAAATGATTTAAGTGCGGCTTCTTCTGTTGTTTGTTATGAGATTCATAATGATAATTCAACATTAAGTTCCCCTGCGGCTACTAACGGAGTATCATATTCTGATACTTATAGCACTTTAAATAGAATCTATCCAAATGATACTACGGTTGCTAGTTATTTAGAAAATTTAGAAAATACTCCCGGATATAGAATTAAATGTCATATTCCTTATCCATCAACCGGACAAATACTTACATCAGATTTTATAGATACTAATGATTATTTTGTAATGATATTCGCTGATGATTATAAAAAACATCATTTTGCTCGTATAAATGAAATTACTAAAGATGATGTAATTGGCGATTCCTTTGAGTTTGAACCGGCATATAATGGTGAAATCACTAAAGGAACTAAGTTTGCTATCTATAAGGGGCCATTATTAACTGATACTAGCGTAGTTGCTCTTATGTATGGAGGTCAAGGGAGTGGTGATGGTTCAGATTCTCGCCATGATATTTACACAAACTGTGTTAGACCACTATTTTATTTTTATAATGACCGTTTAGATAAAGATAATCAATTAGACCATAATACTAAATATGCTTTATATTATTCTAGATGGGATGGTTCATCAGAAGTGGTAGCAGTAACACATTTTGTTACTGAAGCCGATTATGGATTACAAATTATAGATTATGGCCCTTATACAACAAGTGCCGTTTTAGTGGATAATAATAGAACTAATGATACACCTTCTGCTTCAAGTGGTGGGGTTGAATTATATGGTTCTAGCACTACTTCTTATACTAATACTTATACAGCGTGGAACTCTTGTTTTAAAAATATTCAGCGTACTACTGATAATAAAATTGCTGCTCAAACAAGTGGTTCTTTTACTGGGCCTAAAAGATATATTCATTATTCAGATTCTGCTATTAAAAATAATTTTATTCCTAGAGTTATGGATATAAGTGTTTTCCAATCTATTACAAAAACAGGTTCATATTTTGAAGGTAAAATTGTTGACCCACATAAAATTATGGGTATTAAAATTAATAAATATGACCCCATTAAAGTTAGACATAAAATTATAGATGGTACTATTAGTAATGATTTCGATGCAAATTTATTTGGTACTTATAGTGGAACATCGGGTGCAAATACTATTACTGCTACGGCTTTATCGACTAATCAAGATTTAAGAATAATTTTGAAAAATTCAAGTGGTGAATTTGAACTAATTAGGATTGGGGATTATTATTATAAATTATCTGCTATTGCTGCTCCGACATTTAACTCATCTACTAATTCTTTAGAACAAGTTTTAACAATGAGTCATCATCGTAAATATGATGCGGCAGTATTTACTTCCGGTAATTTAGCAGTTACTTTTAGTGCTTCAACTGCTTCAAGACAACAATGGGGCAAAATTACAGAAACACTATTAGTAGATTTTAATATTGATACAGTAGTAACTCACGCTAACGCTGATTCAAGAGAAGTAGCCGCTAGTGCTATATCATATAATGGTAGTGCTTTAAGTGATTTTGATGATTCTAGAATTAATGGATTGGAAATAGTTTTAGTAGGTGGAGAATATTCTGGACATAGGATTAATATTAAATATGGAGATTCAGTTAATGGTTATGTTAAATTAGATACTCCTAGAGTTACTATGTATCAAAAAGAATCACTATCATATCCAAATATGTTAGATTATTTTAATGGTAGTTTTTATATTGACAAAGTTTTATTTAATGGTATTGTAGAAAATATTGAAGAAAATATTGAGGATGGAGTATTCTTTTATAAAATATATGGTAGAAATTATATTCATAAATTATTAGGGCCAATTATAAATAAAAATTATCATTATTCTGAGGATTGGATATATTCAACCCAAATGCCAATGGTGGCTGGTTCGCCTTCTTATATAGCGAGAGCCGATGGTGTAACTAATGTAGGAGATACTACTATTACGGTTGATAGTGATGCAAGAACTTCTTGCACCGTAGGAGATATTATAGGATTTTCACAAACAAATAATGGTTTTACTTTTATAGGAAGAATTACAAATGTTGCCGAAACGGTTTTAACTTTAGAAGAAGGCTCATTAATAAAAATAGCAGATAATAGCCTATTAAAAAAATTAGGTAATAATACTGATTATCATACAATAGCATTAGGTAAATCAATCCAAGCCAATTCATCTGCTACTTCAACAGTAACTAGTTTAAGAGGTGCGGCTAATAAAGGATTAATTTTTAATTCTGGATTGAAATTAACTAAAAGTAGTGGAATACCTGTAACTGATGGAGCCTCTCTACAAGGAGGAAGTTCTTATTCTGATGTAAACGCTAGAGGATATTATTTACATGATGTAAGTCCATTAGATAGTGATTTACCATTTAGTGCTAGACTTGTAGATGAATTATCTTCTAGTTTAAGTTATTCAGAAGTACATACTATAAATTCATTAACTAATTTTGAAATAGTTTCTATTGATTCTCAAGAGGGGGAATCCATAATAGAATTGGCTCCTAATTGTCCAGCAATATTAGCAAGAGTAGATGATAACCCGGAAGATACTAGATTTAGAACTTTTACTGGTACAGGATTATTTGCAACGGGTACTGTTGCTATTGGTACTACTACTTCATTTTATGTTGATTATGGCGGCGGTGGTGCTGTGGATGCTCATGGAACAATACCTAGAGGAACTAATTTATATAAATATGATGGAACATTAGGTTATTTATATATTGGTAAAGTAGAAAGAATTGAAGTATATAGTTATACTGCGGCTGATGCATCTGCAACAGCAGGTGCGGGAGTATTAACTTATGTTGTCTTATTAAAAGAACCTTTAAAAGTACCGTTAGTTGATGGTACAGAATTTTATATTAGTGATAAAAAAAATAGTCATTTATATTTTTTAAATACACAAGGGATGGGATTAGGTGGTTTTACTCATTTAATGAATCCAGTATTATCATCTGCTCAAAAACCAATTACTTTTTCTTACCAAGAAAATGCAACAGTTGAAGCACTTATAGTTGAAAGTAGCACTGGAATATCAAATTTTAGTCAGTATGGAAAACCCATTTATAGATATTTTAATTTACAAAGAGGAAATTTAGGTAGTCTTTATTTTATGTTAAAGCGTTTAGCATCTGGAGCAAATAAAGGTATTTATAGTCGAAATAGAGGAAATACAAATGCATATGCATATGCATATAAATCAAGTTTTACTACTAGTACATATAATAATAATGATAGAGATATTTTTAATTCAACAGAAAAAACAAAACAATTTAGCCATGAAAGTAGGGGAATATTCCCTGCTAATGGTAGTGCTTATGAAGATTATGAAATAAGGGGTGATGATTCAATTCCCGGATTACATCAAATGGCACATTATGATAGTGATGGTACAGATGGCGACCAAGACGGCCCGTGGGATTTAGATAATTCAAATATTGGAGATTTATTAAAAGGATATAAAAATAATGCTATTTCTCAAATGAGAGATAAATGGGAAAATATTGACCCGAAAATGATTAGATGGTTTATTTTTGCAGGTGGGGATATATGGCCTGATAGTATGACAAGACAACATAATTTAGGATATTCTGCTAGAGATTTAACTGATTATAGTTTAATAATTAAGGGAGAAACTACTAAAGAAAAATCAAATATTAAACATTCTACTTATCTCGGTTCATTATCTAGAGAAACTATTATTGATGATTCATTTGAAACTTTACCGATTAAATCGGCTAGTATTAGTGGTAATGAAATGAAAAGAGTAGGGCTAATGAGATTAAAAGAATTAACTTTTGATTGGCATTTTAATTTATTAGATACAGAATTACCACCGGATTTTAGAAAGGATGCGGTTGGTTATTTCTCATATGTACGATTTTTGTCAATTAAACCAACTTCATTTTATTCTGCATATGACCAAGATGTTGAAATAACTTCTGTAGGTAATTATCATGCTGCTAGACTAGTTATTACGCCCGGAAATGCTTTAGGTAATGAAACTGCTAGTAGTTCTGGTGCTAAAGTTTTTAGTTCTAATGATTTAGTATATACTTCTGATGGTAGATATTTAGGTACTGTTCAATCATCAACTACTAGCACTATAACTTTAGCCGCCGCCGCTAAATTAATTGATGGAGCATTGTATGTAGGAAAACTGTATAAATTACTTTACACTAATAATACAAATCCTTCATGGAGAGCAACAAATGTTAGTGGAAGAGGTGGGGAAGATTCTTTATGGGATTTAGATAAACCAAACATTAAACCATTAATGCCAACTCAAGGTGCTATTATTAGAGGGGCGCATCCTAATGGGGGTGATTCCGATAATTGGGATGATAATTGGGGAACTGGTGCTGATTTATCAATTAGTGCAATTGTTATGCCACCTATATTTACAACAGGAGCGCAAACTGATTTTTTAAGTCCATTAAATACAACACAAAATGCAATTGATACAGCAGGGGCGCAACAACAAACGGCAATTCATCCATCTGGATTAATGAATGATTTATTTAATGAATCTGCTCAAGTTCATGTATATAGAGGTTGTAAAGCAGTAATTATTGGGAGATATAATATTGAAAATAAAGGAGAATGGAAGGCTAATATTGGTGCTGTAATTGATTTAGGAGATACTACTGCTAAATTAAATCCGGGGGCTGCTGATGAATGGACATTTTTCTATACTAATACTCAACAAAAAAAATGGAATGGTTCTGCTGCTACTGATTTTAATTCACAAGAAGTAGAATTTGCACAGACTAAAATTGATGGAACTGCTATTAGTGCTTCTTCTCCTGATACAATTGCAGATGGAATACATTTTGCTTTAAAGCCTTTACTTCATGTTGGGGCTAATATAGGTAGTAGTAATACTTATACTCATGCTAATGTTCATAATCCCGGAACTGGTACTAATGGCGCAATTAGAACTTTAGAATTTAATATGTCAACTGCTGGTAATTCTGATAATCATTGGTTACAATACTCACCTAATTTAACAGGTTGTTATTTAGTAGGAACACAAGCATACCAAACCTATTCTAGTACATTAAATAGTGCTGGTAGTGGTGGTTTTGAAGGAACTTGGACAGATTCAACAGTTGGAGATATAGGAAAATCAGCCGTAGTATCTATGGAAGGTACTCATCCATATAAAATGCATTATATTATTTCCCATGTAGTTAAAACAAATGGTAATGGTACTATTCATTATTTAACAGTAGATAATGGTCAAACTATGGCACAATTTTATAGAGTTATGCAACCTGCTGAAACTTGTATTTGGCCTAATACTCCATCACAAATTGATTTGTATAAAATGAGTTCAAGTTATACTAAAAGACCCGATTCAGATGAAATGTTCGGAGATATAGGCCATATTAATTTATGGGAAAATGGATATGTTAAGGGTAAAAAAGATGAACATGGATATAATGAAGCAGTACAATCTATGTATGTATTAGTTGATATGGATAATACAGAATCAGACGCTGAATTTATAGTACCTAGAACACACTCAACAGTATTTGGAAGTAGTAAAAGATTTGAGCCAAATAATTCATATGATGTATTATTACATGATGGTAATTCTAAACATAGAAAAACTATGACTGTTCAATCATCAACTACTAATGATTGTAGATTAAAGTTTAGTGGAGCGTTTGAAAAAATGGCAGGTATTGTTTCTATTGGAGAAATATTTACAGTTAATACACCAACACCTAATAAAATACAAAGACCAGAAGTTGCCAATATAGCATCATCAGTTACTATTTGTCAAGAAGCAGAACAAATTATTAATGATTTATTGGAAACTGAAAATATAACTTATACTAAAACTAGTAAAACCTTTCCGTATTTCATTGCGCCTGATTTTAGAGGAACTGAATTATATAGTGCAGTTGAATTTTTGGCTAATTTTAAAAATAAAAGAATTGTGATTACCCCTGATGGGATTAAACTAAGGCCCGATACTGAAACTTTTGATTATGTTAATATCGAATTAAATTCTAAAAATGATATTTATATCTCAAATATTACAAAAAATGAATCTTTATTTGACCATTTTAATGAAATTAATGTTTATGGTGCTGGTTTTAAAACCACTAAGAGAGATAGAAAATCCATTAATAAAAGAGGTAAACGGACTTTAGAAGAAGTGGATGATACTTTAAAAACTCAACAAGAAGTTAATGAAAGAGCATCTGCATTAATGAGAATACATGGTGAGGATAATTATAGAATTGCAATTACTTGTGGTGGTGTGGGTTTAGAATTAATTAAACCGGGAGATATAATCACATTAGATTTCCCAGAACATAGAATTACTAAAGGAAAATATTTAGTATTAGAACTTAAACAAACAATGTTTGGTTTAATAGAGTTAGAAGTAGGTAAATATAACAAAGGTCTTAGTGAAAGGTTTGCTGAAATTATACAAACTCAAAAGAAAACTTCTGCCTATTTAAGAGCAAATAAATTTAAAAGCCAAACAGATACTACTGACTTTTTGGAAAGTTTCGGCTTAAAAGAATTAAGATTTATAATTAGGAAAACATCACCAACAGGTAGTCCCTTTACCATAGGATTTAATTATGCGATTGATACTCTCACCACAGGTGGAACAAATACAGGTGCGCCAATTGGATTTAATACATCATTAGGAACAGTTGATACTACTATAGAATTAGATGAGGATTTAGTATGAATTGGTTTAACATATTAAAAAATGAATGGGAAGAATCTAAAGGTTCTTATGGTAGAATTAATCGTGATTTTGGTATTAATGGATTGAGGTTTAGAATTGTACCTTTAGACCAAGTAATTAAAGTTCAATGGTGGGGTAATAGTAGTATGTGGATTAATTTTAAAAAAGAAGCAGATATTATTAAACAAATGAATACTATAATTTTAGATATGAAAACAGGAAAATATAATCATTATTTAGATATTATTAATACATATAAAAATGCAGGAGAAAGTGATTATACACCACAAGGTATAACATCAGAAGGAATTGTTCAAATATATTACGGTTATATGAAGAGAAACTTAAGTATGTTTGTAGAATTAATACTAAGACATAATTTAAAATGGGAAATTATTGGCCCCCCACCATTAGATTTCTTTGATGATGAATTTAAAATTCCTGAAACTATGCAACATTTAATGGAAGGAACTTTACCAAATATGGATGAATTAATATGATAACAGAAAAAGCAAAGGAAAAGGTAGCACTCTTTATTAAGGAGTTCTTTCAAACAGCGAATGTGGGAACGGGTGGTGATTCAACTAATCCCGATGGTAATGTATTAGATGTACCAATATTAGCAGCAAATGTGGCTACTACTAATTATGTATCAGATAGAAGCACTATTGATTTTAATGTGTCATTTACAGGTAGTCAGATAGAGGGGCATACTATTAGAGAGTTTGCAATTTTTAGTGCTACAACACCAACGGATGATAATTTTGATGAGTTAAGAACTACTACAAGTTATAGCGCAGAATCAACAATGTTATCAAGAATGAGTTTTGATGGAATAGGGCCATTTTCTAGTAGTGACCAAATAGATATAACATTAATTATAGAGGTGGAATAATGGCAGTTAATCCTCACTTTTTAAGCGAAATGGATGTAACTCCAACTAATCAAATTAGAGATGATTTAGATTTTCCGCATAGTGGAATATTTAAAGCCTTATATTTAGCCGCTAAAGGAACTTATATTATTAAAGAATCTGCTACTGATTTTGATATTACACAAACAACTGATAGTAGTGTTACACGATTACAAGTTAAGGGTGGAGCAGGGTTTAGACAAGGTAAATATGTTCAAATAGGAAGTGGAAGTGGAACAACCACAAATATTAATTTAAGTGCATCTTATAATCCCGGAACAGGAGCAGTTGATATAACGCCCGATGCCTCTTCTGATGTATATTTATTTTTAGTTGCTAAGGCTGATAATTCTATTGTATTAAGAGGAGTAAATA